GCCCATGAAGCTCGATTGCGTCTCCATGGGTTCCGTTAGGATCGATGGCGATCCCTTTCTCTTGGTATCCTTTTACGTCTACAAGACAACTCATTTAGTTAAATTTAAGCGCCCTCCCTATTGAAGGAAGCTGCTCTGCAAAGATAGCTTTTATAATTTTGGCTATCATCTGTATCTCTAACTGAGCGTGGGTGTCGTCACGGATGTCTAAAAAGTGTATCCAAGAACGTACACTTCCACTCATATGGATCTTTGTCTTGGTAGTCATAGGTAGGATCATTCGAGCCGTCTCCCTAGATACCCCACACTCAATAAGGTTGTTGTATAGCTGCTCACATGCAGCAAGTACCATCTTCACTTTACCATCAAGCACAGAGCTTTCTACTGGCTCTGTAGATGACTGCCTGTTATTCGCAGCCTGATAACGCAACTCTACAGGCTCGAACATCTCACCAAGCTGGTTCACGTCTTGGTATCTCTGGCTAAACTCCTGAAACGTAAAGCTCCTGTGGCGAAGAAGCTGGATGGCGATAGCCTTGCTGGTTTCTATTTCGAACGTCATAAAAGAGTGTTCGAATGGAGACCAGTGCTTGTTTACGATGAGGTACTTTACGAGCGATTCGTAATTCTCCTTCTTATTCTCGCGAGAGCTAGAAACACGCGCAACTTCGACGATATGCCTTTCAGCATCAGGGGTGATGTTAAGTAGTTTAACCTTCATTTGAATTAAATTGTACACCCGACAGGGTTCGAACCTGTGACCGACTGCTTAGAAGGCAGTTGCTCTATCCTACTGAGCTACGGGTGCGATTGCGGTCAGGGAGGGATTCGAACCCACAGCCGATCGGTAAAAACCAACCACTCTCCCAGTTGAGCTACCTGACCAAAAAGGCTTACGCCTTTCTTCTATCTGGAACGATAGTGTTCAAGATAGAATCAACAAGTCCGAAGACTTTGTTGTCTTTTTCTGTCGGCGTCAAGTTGATGACAACTTTAGCCAACACCATCAAGGCCACAAGGATCTCCATGAGATTTCCAAGCGCGACCCAGCTGGTTCCAGCACCCGCTTCGTTCGGTGCTTCTACAGCAACCATTGCAGTATCTGCAACAGCTGCGATGGTGTCCACTGCCGCTGGCAGCGAATCAACCACAGTTACAAGGGTGTCTAACATATTATTTAGGGTTTCCGTTTACTTGTCCTTTATGAATACTCCGTTCTCTGTCTTCCCTTTTCTGTTCTTGATGACATCGTATGCCACACCAAGAGCATAGTCTGGGTCAATGCTCATCTGCTTGGAAAGGATGATAAGAGTCACAAAGCTATCACCAATAGCGTCGATCAGGTCGTCTCTATTTCCTTTAGCTAAAGCTCCTGCCACCTCTCCAACTTCTTCCATAACCTTAAGCATTTGGCGAGTCGCATTAGCCTCAGATACAAGACCTTTGTGAATAGCCCAACTGCCAACGAGGTCAACAAGATCATCGAATGAGCGATGTTTTACTACGTTTACGCTGGCCTCCATACCGTAGAAAGCCTCACTTTGAAAACTTTTCTGCAAATCCTCCTGCATAATCTTTACTTGATTCAATTTCAGATCCCGAATTTAGTTCACGTATCAGTTCCTCCAACCTCTGTCTCTCAACAATTAGCTCCTTGCAGTCTATAGCTGTCTGTTTAATCGACTGTAGCTCAGCTTTCCTAGCGCTACCACCTGCTTCTGGGTCTACAGGCTTCTTTATCTCTTCTATCATGTTGTTGATAGCTTGAGACATGGCGTCCATAAGCCTCTTTGCAGCGTCTCCGTTAGAAAATTCAGTTGGTTTCGACATACAGAAGATCTATAAGACGTATTCTCAGGTAATCTTTTCCGTCAATCTTAAACTTGTATCCAAATTTTGGGTTAAACGCGACCACATTTCCGATGTTAATTCCTATTTCATCGAAATAGTCTGCGTAAAAGACTACCTTACCCTTATTTATGGTTTCTTCCTTGAACTCTATTACTTCTATAATCTCTGATAGCTTCTCTTTCTCTTCAACTACTGGCTCTAACACCACCCATCCGCCAAGAGGAGTCACTTCATCGGTTCCTTTCTTCCTATAAGCTATCGCTTGGTTATTTAGTGCTGTTTCTGAGTAGTTCACGATATAAGAGTCTTTCTCCCCTGTAAGCGGTTGCCCATCATTTACTACCACGTGATGATGGAAGTACAGCGTATCCCCTGGTGAAACACCCGTTTCAAACTTATAAGGCACAGCTACCACTTCTGCTTCGTTGACCCTGTGCTTAAACTCATCGTACTTAGGGTCAACGTACAGCTCAATGCCACCAGCGATTGTGATGGTGTCATTCATCTTCTTTTCCATCGTTACGATGAACGCTTCTAGAGGCTTCATTTTAAAAGTCGAGGTCGTATTCAATTATACAAGGCATATTTTCTATAGTCTTCCAGGCCACCTGGCTTTCGGGCTCTTGCACGTATATGACGTACTTAGTCACCCCATACATATCGAAAGAGTCTTGATCGAATACTATCGAGCATATGTTCCCTCTTCCGACGCTCATCCCTACGTAGTAGGCCATCCCGTCTTTCTTAGGATCGCGGCCAGCTACTATCTTCCTGATAAGGCCGTTCATTAGTTCAGGCTTATGTCGTCCCCAAACAAGCTTCTCATCTTGCTATCCCCCGTCATAGCTGAGAACGCCTTATGCATCATAGTTGTTACGCTATACAGCTCTACATCGTCTTCGATGGCAAAGTGATATGTAGCAAGCACATCTATGTTTTCGTCGTCTTCTTCAGCATCATCTATGATCCCATACATGGCTGCACATACAAGCCTGTCCTCGAGGTCGTACTTGGCTGCAAGAGATTCTATTTTGGAGACGATCTTCTTCATTTCGTCAAAAAACTCCCTGTATTCCTTTTTCATCACTTAAATTTGTACAAAGATAGAGTTATATGCCTAAGTCCAGGGTCCCAAAGGTGAGGATGTTCAGGGAGTTTTCCTACATGAAACCCTACTTTGTGGGGAAAAATCACCTCAAACGCATGAAGCAGAACAGGACTAAGTTCTTGGATTCTTCTGAGGTATCTCAAAGCGAGCTAGAGTTCTTGTTGTGGGCTTACGACCTAGAGTTCTTTACCATCAAGTTCGCTAGTGAAGACTATGAAATGAATGCTGGGAACCTTTCTAGCAGGATCCTCTATCCGCTTATGAATAGTGGGTATATATACAAGCATTTCGACAAGCTTACTTCTTCAGATATGTACGAAGACCATCTGTTTAGGGGTGAGACCAAGTTTAACTACAGAGTTCGCTATGCGCTTACTCAGAAGGCTAGGCTGTGCGTGCAGAGGTTCTACAACCTCTTCGATCACCTCCCCTGACCCGCGTACGGCTTCTCGTAGGTAGAGCTGCTCTTGTTTTTAGACCTGCTCTTGGCGTGTCTTCCGTGGTTCTTCTTGGGGTTCAGCACGAGCTTCTCTGAAGCCCTTCCGCTAGATTTTGCTTTAGCCATCAGTACAGCTTGTATATGGTTGCTTTTCCGTCGCGCATAGCACGCAGCACGCGCTTCTTATTGTTCCCTTTGTGGTATGACACGTGTACCCATTCTGGATTCTCGTCGTTACCGAACTCCCAAATCAGTTGATTGAACTCTAGGTTCTTCTTGATAAATTCAAAAACCTCTTTGTTTGTGACGCCTCCATGAGTATCTGCGTCAAGATCGAGCGCACGCCCAACCATATGCTCCGACGTTTTCGACCCTCCGACTGCTTTATTGAGTTCTTTGCAGCGGAATCCTGATGATACTGCGATAGGTACATCGAAGTGGTCTCGTAAGGGCTGAAAAACATGAGTAGCTATATCTATAAGATTTGCAATGTCCTCTTTATCTGGGGCATTATTTATCCCCAGGCGCTCTGCCGTTATAGACTTTGTCACCTCCCTTAGGCTGAGGTTTTTGCTTAGTTGCATTTTTAATTGAATTGTTATATGCTACTACGGACGGGTTGACTCTCTTTATAGACGGGTTGAAGTACCCTCTGCTCACCGATTGAGGCCATTGCGAGCGTTGAGCATCTGAAGCAGCTGCTGCATCCCGCCTTGGCCTCCTTCTTCGTCTTCTTCTTCCTCCTCGTATCCACCAGCCTTCTTCTTCATCATGCGCTCTGACTCGTTGTATCTCGTGCCAGTGGCTTCGTATTGTGCTACGTCGAGCTCGAACTCCCCGTTTTCGTTCTTTCTGACAGGGAAGTCTTCGTCGGCGATGAGGTCATTCCCCTCTTCGTCTCTAGCTACAGCGTACTCGTTCCACACCCCATACACTTTTACAGGTGCTTGGCCAGGGACCCCCGTGTCGTACATGACGTACTCTCTATCCCCATCCATCATAACGGGTGAAGCGAACTGACCAGTGAGCATAAACTCGGGGCTTTTGGGCTTCTTGGGGTCGCCACCACCTTGCATAGCTCTCATCATGGCTTCCATTCCACCACCTTCATTGAATTTCATAAAGGAATTACTTACTCCTGTGTAGTTGCTGGGCATATTATTTTTTATTTCTGCTAAGATACTTGAAATACTCTACTTGTCTAAGGCGGTCCTTTGCCCCTTTAAGGGTAGGTGATTCACCTAGGTTTCTCCCTTTAGAAGAAACTACTCGGTAACCGCCAGAAGACTTTTTTACTATCATGCCTTTTTAGACTTCATCAGGGCCTTCTGAGATCTAGCCATTATTCTAGATGCTCTCTTCATGTTGCCCTTCCCAGAGTCAGCGACTCTTTCGGACTTGTCTTCAAGGCGCATGGCCTTGTCTGAAAGGCGCATCCCTTTTTTCTGTGATTTGGGGTAGTTCATATTACTTAATACGTCTAAATGTGTTAGGTTCTCCTTTGTAAAGCCACGAAGATTCTCCCTTTGGCTTGGGTCCTTCCAAGTCTTCAAGGCCAGCAAGGAGGCCAGAGACACGGCCCTGGTACTTACCAAGACGCTCAAGAAGCTTTTTAACGTCCTTCTTAGGCGGCTTCGGAGCCTTACCTCCGTCGCTGTACTTCTTCATGCACTTCATGATGCAAATATAATTAAGAAACTAATCAGCCCTTATTGGAAGTCAACTGTAGTACCAAGATTTCTTGGATTAGACTGAGGCTTTCCAGATCTCTTAACGGCCCTCATCCTTCTTTTCTGCTCTTTCTCCTTCTGCCTGGCCATCTCCTTCACAGAAATAACTCTATTGCTATCAAGGCGCTTTTTAGAGCTAAGTGTACCAGCCTTTTGACCAGCGTCACTGCTGCTTCTCACAACGGCATTTACAGTTATGCCAGATCCACCCGCAGCAGCCGTGTTTGAAGGCGCGTCGGGATTGCAAGATCTAGGGGTTTTACCGCTAGTTTCATTGAAATTCACTGGAGCAGCAGCAGAACTGCCTTTTCCACGTCTTTTTGGGCGATCTACACCACCGCCATTACTGTATTTCATGCACTTCATAGCGCAAATATACAAAAGACACAAAGCACCGCTTCCACAACTACTTTGCATTCTAGCAAGCGGGGCTCTCGCAAGCCCCCGCAGCTGCCTTAGCTAAAGAAGCGTAGCAAAGTTACAACTTTTTCGGGTAAAAGTCAAGTAGGTCTCACCGCCTGTGGATAAAATTTTTGAGTTATACGTGATCTTGGGGTTGCGCCCCTACATACGTGTCGTCACGCGTAAACCGAAACCGAATCCTAAGACCCCGTAGGGGTTCTTAGAGACAGATTTCACCTAACTTTTCAGCTTTTTAAGCTGATTGTCAAGCAGAAAGGCAGCTTTGGTTGAAGCAGAACTGCAATTGAGCTTTGTGAATCGTTGATTCACAGCAAGAAGCAAACCCTCCTCGTCTCACACCTAACCTCAGCTCACCTCAGGGGGGCCTTCGCACGTCACGTCCTGCGGGCCTCACGCCTCGCACATCTGCGCATCACATGCACACGTCCTTGCATCACCCGCACGCGATCTTGATGGCCCTTTTTACTCCCCTAAAGGGGAGTAAGAAATATATCAAGGGGGGTCAGATTTGCAATTTCGGAATTTGCCGTAGTATCTTTGGGGCCATCGGTTTCGCTGTTGAAGCCGTCTCAAAACACTCTCAGCTATGCTGAATCAAACCTCCCTCCTCTCTGACCTTCGGTCAACTGTCAATGCCCTGTCCTGCCGTCCCACCGCAGAGCGCAAGGCTCATGCCACGAAGCTCCTTCAGGAGCTGTTGGCTTTCGTCGATGGGGTTCAGGTCGGCTCCTCTCCTGCACCTCAGGTCAAGCACAAGACACCGAAGGTGTCGAAGGTTGCCAAGGTCACCAAGGCATCTCCTACGGAGATGGTAGCTGACCAACAGGAGCTTCGTGCAGCAACCCCAAAGGGGTTTGCTGTGACCAAAGCCGACAAGGTCAAGGCCGCTGAACGTGTTGCAAAGCAACAAGCCGAGGCTGTGGCTCGTCAGCCCAAGCCCGTGACGCCAGCCGCGAAAGCACCGAAGGTGCAAGCCGCTGTTGCCGCTCCGTCTTCAGAACTCTTGAGTTCTGTGACTGCGATGCAGGACGCCATGAAGCTCCTCTCTGAGCTTAGCTCAGCTACTGCGGTGGCTACGACGGAAGTCCGTAAGGACTTGACTTCACTCGAGGCTCGTGTCGCTGCTCTCGAGGCTAAGCCGAAGGCTTCTGCCAAGCGTTCACCGAAGCAGTCAGCTTTAGCTGACATGCTGCTCGACTCTGACTTCGACGGCATGCCTTGGTGAGCCGAAGGCTCCGCTGGCGTCAGGTGAGGCGTGAGGGGTGTGTGTGATGCACACTCGCTCATGCCCACACTGGGCCGCTCACAAGTGGAGTCACCATCTAACCTTTAGGTTAAAAAAATAAATTTGGATTTGTGGAATCTTTGTCCGTATCTTTGGGCCATCAATCAATCAAACCCCCTGTCATGGGACACACACTCACCTCACCCCTCATGGAAGCTAAGCTTCAGCAGTTGTTTCAAGGTCTTACTCAGGACCAAGCTCACGCCACGTCATGTTACGCTCAGCTCTCTTGCAGAGAGCAGCAGTTTGCAGACATGCTCTTCGAGCAAGGCGACCTTTGATTTTCATCTCACTACACACACATCACGTCATGTCACAAGCACAAGTAGCGACTAAAGTCGCAAAGTCCATCAAGGCTAATCTCTCAGCACCCTTTTGGGTGCAGGTCATGTCAGATGACGCCGCACTCACCAGTGTAAACGGCACTACGTGCCATGTTTGGAAGTGGAACCTGCTCCTCCTTCGGAGGGATGTGAACCTCTACTCGAAGGGCATCCTGCCCCATAGGGGCTGGAAGGTCACGACGGTCAAGCGTTACCTTGGGGTGACGGGATCGGCTGACGTGTTGCGAGAGAAAGTCCATGCCATCTACGATGGCCTCGTCTCAGCAGACCGAGAGCGTTTCGAGCCGACCAAATCAGCCCATGTCGCCTAATCATTCACCTCACCTCACATTACCTCACGTCATGATGACCTTCAACGAATCCCGAAAGTACTTTGCAGAGCAAGTCCTTCAAACAGGTGGAGCTACGCTCCGAGCAGTACGAAACGAGAAAGGAATCCAAGGATTCGAACTCCCGCCTGAGACGGGGTACATGGTCAGCTACAAGCTGACTGAAGACCGAGATTTCTTGGTCATCGAAATCGATGACGACCAAAACATGACCAGAACTTGGGCAGGGAACCTGTTCGACGTGCTGTGGCATCACGCAGATTACAGGCTCATTGACGTGATGTTAGACCAGGAGTTCATTGACGGGTACTACAACCTGTTCAGCGACAACGAAGCGGAGTCCCGTAAGATTGCCATGGATGTAGAATACATCGGGGCTTGGGTTGAGGACGGAAACTTAATCGGAGATTACAGCAAGCACTTCGACACGTTAGGTGATGCGATTGCATTCGGGAAAGCGAACGAGCAAGCGGCCATCTACGACCTCGCAAACAAGACCTCCATCTATCTCTAACCTAAAGGTTAAAAAAATAAATTTGGAAATGTCGAACTCATCGCCGTATCTTTGCGGTGTCAATCAATCGAAACACATGGACAACATCACAACACCCCGCTACCCCCGTCAATGCTCCGTCACAGGACGTGGCATGTACGACGGATACTGCATCGACAACGGCATGTACTATGCTTCCGATGTCAGCTCCTTAGCCATCATCCTCCGTGACAAGTACGGGTTCCGCGAAATCACAGACGCAGACCTCACGTTACCCATGACGGACAGCCTTCAGGCTATCCTCGACGACACCTACGAGGACGAGCTGTGGTACTACACCGAGTGGTCGGACGACGACGAGCCAAACTACGACGAAATTGAACTTGAATTCTGAATCACATCACGTCATGAGCAACGACATCGAACAGACCTACCTGCGCCTTAGAGAGACGGAGGAGTACTACTACAACAGGTACGAAGAGTGCTTGGCAAAAATCGACTATTACACATCCAAAGGATGGCCTAACAAGCACGTTCGAGAGGACTTATACGACTGGCTTAAGTTCTATTCGGGAGCGGCCATCAGCAGAGCTGAAGACATCGCCGACATGGAAGCAGAGAACCCTGAATTAGCAAATATCAAAATCAATCACATCACGTTATGACACGACACGAACTTGAAACCGCAATTTGCGGAGCAATCATGCGAGGCGAAGCGGCCTACATGTACATGACCCACGAAGAGACACGTTCCTACGGAACAGCGGTCACACTCCCCTCACCTCAGACGTCAGGCACATACACACAACAGCGTACCTACGCCATGCTTGAGGCACGGAAGTTGGCCGATGAACTTCAGAAAGTGAACTGGTTATGAGAAAGTTAACGTACATCAACCCCGTATCTGAGCGAATCATGCGCTCACTTGAGGAGCGCATCGACTTCCACAACGATGAGTTGCGCCGACTGAATCGAGAGCTAACGAAGTTAATCGAAGAACTATGAGATACACCTTTGACCCCTACGTCCTGAACGTCAGGTACGACACGACCTGTGACGAGACAGGAAAGATCATCCGCAAGGGTGATGAAGCAGTCCGATTCCCCAATACAGGGCACATCTTCTGCCTCGAAAGCAACACCTACCGTGACTACCTGTCACGACTCCACGATATGCGTCTCGAAGACGCAATGTTCAACTGATTCCCTCTCAAAACACAAACCCTTTTAATTCATTTACAATGAAAAACTTTTTTGTTCTCCCCCTGTTCGTCGCTTTCAGCGTAGCTGTTTCTGCTCAAACCTTCACCGCAAAGACCTCTTCGGGTGGTGGATTCGATGTCACCTCAGGTGTCGAAACGAAAGACGTCTTCGAGCTTGATGGCAAGACCTTCCCTGTACGTCAGACGAACAACGGGTCACGCTATGTGACTGCCACCAGCAAGTCAGGCAATCCGTATGCCGTTTGGTTGGGCCAACCGACTGAAAACGAGTTCGAAGGCCGCACGGTTTACGTCACGAAGAACGGGTCGTTCTGTGTCTACATCATCGGAAGCAACGGCTTCCCGTATGCAAAGTGGTTGGACAAGAACTGACCTAACTCATTGGTGAACAGCCACCAAAGCCGCATTAGCTCAGAGGCCAGAGCAGCTGATTTGTACTCAGCGGGTCGGGGGTTCGAATCCCTCATGCGGCTCACATCATGAAACAAGCAGTTGACTTTTTAATTGCTATTGCAATAATCCTAATTTTTGTTTATCTAATCACAAAAAAACCATGAAAATCACATCACACCTCGAGCACGGCCACGACCATGAAGAGGTCGAAGTCATCTCAATCAAGTACGTCGACGTAGTTTTCGAGCGAGACGAAGAAACAGCATACCAAACTGTTTTGTCCAATTGGGTTGTGGAAACCATATACAGGCATGGCAATTTCTACGAAGAAACCGTGACGCTAATTCGGGCAAGCGTAATTCACCGTGACTCAAGAGAGAAGCTGTGCAAAGCCGAACTCTCCGAAGAGGAAGAGGAAAAAATCAAAGATTACATCTCGAACATAGAAATCATGTACCCATGAGCAACATCAAGCTACGATTCCACCTCGCCCAAGGGCCGAACTTCAAGCATTGGCAGTTGAAAGTAGACGAGGCCGTTTCTTACTACAACCCCGACAACACATCATTCACGATGCAAGACGTGACGCTCGTCAATAACAAGTCCACGGCACGCAAGATCCACGAAGGCGCGAACAAGACGGTGTGCGCATGGCTTCGACCGAAGCAGGTTCAGGTTAATAGCCTGAATCTCAATGACCTAAACCAAGCCTTCGATTCCATGCTGGACATGAGGAAAGAGGGCACGTTAGTTCAGGTCATGTACAACCCACGTGAGTTCCCACACTGGGTAGACAACAGCGGGAACAACTTGGATGGACGCACCCTCCGCAAGGCCATGACCATCGGGAAGCTCATCTACGCTATCATTTAATCAGTCCTACGAAGTAGGGAAAAATAGTTGCTTGAAACCTTGGAAATGTGGAAACAACGGCATATCTTTGCCGAAGTTCGTTGAAAGACAGAGTCCTGCACCTCTACGTTATGAAAGGTGCACCAACATGGGGGCGTAGCTCAGTTGGTTAGAGCAGGATTCTTATACAATCAAGGCCGTAGGTTCAAGTCCTACCGCCCCTACAAGGACGGTCTTTCAACGCCCCTCACCCCCTGCCCTGCGTGAATGTCGATCCCGTATCGTTGAGTGGTGTCACTCTTAGCGTATGGGTGGGGGGCTTACGAGGTCAAACAAAAAAATTAAATAGAATGAACAGGTATAAAGAGATGTATTATGAGCAGAACAAGTCACGTGATGCTAACGGAATGATGCAAGAAGAGCTTGATTTCCTGTTCGACTTGATTCACCCGTATCAACACTGGATCAAAGCGCATGACACCACAGCAAGCGTGAAGAGATACTTCCGAAATCGATACAGCAACGACATCAACAATTACGTAAAGCCTCAGATAGCGGACATAACCCCTGAGTTTTGAACCTTTAATCAGCCATGAACAACATCGGAAAAAACAACTTTGAGTTCACTGGAATTCAAGCAGGAACTAAAGTACTTGTTAGTCGAGATGAGGAGGAATGGCAAGAACGCATCTTCCTGACATCCATCCAAGGTGCATGGTATCCTTATATCTGTGTGGCTATAGACTATGAAGATGACTACCTACATGGAAAACCATTTGAAGTAAACACTTGGTTTGACCTAAAGGAAATCCAAGGTGAAAAGACCATTGTGCTACCCCCGTTACACTTTTCAGGACATTCAAATGCGGTTTGACATCACTTTTCAGGACTTAAAACAAAGACAAGATGGCTAGGAAAATTGAGTATAGGGTTGTTCAAGAGGCAACCCGCCCTCCGTACTACTCGCTTGAGTACTTATGCTTTGATGATAAGGGCGAATTTATTGTGAAGGGCGAACCCCTTCTCTTAGGAAGGAGTCTTAAGGAATTACGAGATACATTAGTAAAGATGATAGAAGCAATAGACGCGGTAGTCATGGATGAAATTAAGACAGGTCAAATTGCACCCGATAGGTTGTAAAAACACCCTATTATTTACAACGAATACCCGATGAGGTATAAGCCTAAACACCCAGCAAAAACAAGTCAAATGAAACCAGAACTCATGTCCGCAAGCTTCACCTTTGGACAAGAAGGTAACACCGAAGGAACGACGAGTGAGTACGAAGAGATTACCATCGAATATCAGAATCCGTTTGATCTTCATCATGGGTTCTTCGTATTACGAACCACTGGCTGGTCTATTGACAACGCAGCAGAACTTGCAGAACTCTTGGATAGGATTATAAAAGTAGACACCAAAGAGAAATAACAATGAACGAACAGCAACTGATTTCGCTTGCCGAGACAGGCAACGACGAGAAAGCCAACGAAGCTATGGCTATCCTACGCAAGGATTACGACCCTACCTATGTGTGGTGCGCTGACTGCGATTACCTTGTGGTGAAAGAGAAAGATTGCTGTAACAACAAAACCAAAGAGAAATGAAAATAACTCTTGAGGATTACCACCACACTTGCGCAGATGGGTGCTGTCATACCTACGGTTATGACCTTTTTGTTGACGGCAACAAAATCGGCAGCTTCGAAGACGAAGACGTACACCGATTGATTGAACTGCTAAACGTATGGTTTAATCGTTTGCCCAAAGAAGCTGGGATGACAAAACCTGACTGGTGCTGGTGACTATTAACTCTAGCTGGTGACTATTCCACAGAGGGAAATGCGTTTCCTTCTGTGGAAATAACTAACTAATTAACAAGCAGATAAAAACATGAAAGTAACAATGGAATTTGAACTCCCTGAACAGGAACCTGAGTTCAATCGTGCGGTGAACGGAGCTAAGATGGCACTGATGATTCACGACTTGATAGAAGGCCTACGAGTACGATACAAGCACAAGGATGATATGTCTGATGACGCACGAGAAGAATGTCTATACACCCGCGAAAAAATTGGACAGATGTTAGATGATTACGGGCTGTCGTTTTTGTACAACAACGAATGATACACCCCTTCTACGAGTCATCCCTATGGATCATCACCATCCTTGGATGGGCCATCACAATCACAAACAACATCGAATTGCGAGAGCAACTAATTGAATTTAAGAAAAATGAAGATTAACGAAGTAACCAAAAACGCAGAAGTTCGTAAGCAACTTCGCCGCAACCTGAAGCATTGGTATTCACAGGCCACTGTTGAGGATAAGTACGAGGGCCAACGGTGGTACACCGAGGCAAGTCAGTTCGCCTCGTTTCTCTCAGAGAAATACGGGGTGACCAAAGAGATTGCGGCTGGCGTAGTGAGTGCGCTTTCACCTAACAACAAGTGGAAGCGAAACAAGATTGACGCAGAACTCGTTCTCTCAGCTTGCGCTGCTGGTATGTCTCCTGATGCAGTCAGCGTATGCACTTTCAACGCAAACAAAAAGCGAGCGTTTCAGATTGCCGTAGGCAACTTCAGGATTCTGAAGTCATCCCCAAAGACGTATGCCTTTGCAAGGAACGTAGGAGAAGATGACCCATCACACGTCACCATAGATCGGTGGCACATCCGAGCATGTCAGACCACGAGCAAATCACCTATTCAAGTGCAGGAGTCAATCACCTCCAAGCAATACAGCGTAATCGAACAAGAGACCATCAAGGTAGCTAACGAGTTTGGCATCAAGCCACACGAATTTCAAGCCACCATATGGGTATGCATTAAGAATCACTGGAACCGATAGGCTCCAAAAAACTATCAATCAAATGATTATCTCGCTTTACATAAAGCTTTTTCTAACTTCAATCGGATTTCATCCAAACTTCACACAATACCTTTAATCGTTATGGAAAATCAATTTCAATCCCTCGACTGGACTGTCGAGAAGCGCCCTCTTCAACTCGCAGATGGAACCGAGACTCCGTTCTATGCGGTGGTTCGCAGCGACAACGACGATGTGTTCGCCTCTGTCAAGAAGGGCTACACCCTGTTTCAGAACAGCCAAATGATTAATCTCGTGAACGCCGTGTCAAGCCATGCTAATGCACCCGTACACAGGGCTGGCGTACTGGATGGTGGCCGCAAGGTGTTTGTTCAACTAAAGTCACCCATGCAGATCAACGGCATCGGAGAGAACAACGACCGAGTGGACTTCTACACCACATGTATCAACTCACATGACGGGACAACCGCCTTGTCATGGGGCAACTCAAGCCTTACGATTAGCTGCTCAAACACATTCTTTCAGACAGTCAAACGTCTCAAAGACCAAGGCCGTGCGAAGCACACTCAGCGGTCCATCGAGGAGGTGCTTGGCATGATCGACAGCAGCAAGAAGATGCTTGAGGCGGTTAACCTGAGCGCTGAGATGACTGCCGACAAGATGGTCGCTATGTCGAAGAAATCGGTAAGCCAAGATCAAATCAACAAGTTCATCGCCGCTATGGTTGACGTTGACTTCGCTCGACCAACTCAAGACATCAACGCCAAGAAGTTCAACCGAGCTAACGCCCTGCGTGATGCGGTATGGGCCGAGATGAATGAGAAGGGCCGTAGCGCTTGGGGTATGTTCAACGGCGTAACCAAGTTCACCACTCACCTCAGTGGCAACAATGCCGCTCGGCGAGAATCAAGCAAGATGGTCGGCAGCCACACTATGCTCGACAACAAAGCGTTCGAGCTTGCGTTTAACCTGTCGGGAGCAAAACTTTAATCGCCGTGGCGAAAGGAGTTTATGACGGAGGTGACGTGCGTTTTGGCACGGCCTCTGTCGCTCTTCAGCATATCCATGACATCATGGATCGATACTCATCGATTGACGTTCTTGCGTATTACGAGAACGAAACCCAAGCGATGGAAGAACTGATTATTAACATAGCCGCCACCTTAGCAGTATGCTTAGACGAGGGCTTAATCGAGGAATGAAATGAATATCACACAAGAGATGACCCACATTCAAAAACAAAACGAACTTAAAGACAAGGCCATGATGCTTGACAAGTTCATGGCTTGCTGCGAGTCATTCATAGACAAGCTTCGTAACGACGAGGAAACACCTGTTCATGAAATGCATGCTGACTTTGTGAAGGATGTCCTGATGATCAGGAAGGATGCCAAGAACTATGGATTCTGATATGCTATACGTAATCACAGCAACCAAGAATAACCGACACGAGATATTCACCTTCCCTGTGGGGGTATACAACAAGAAGGACGCAGCCATCGAAGCGGCGAAGAACCACAAGGAAGAGTTCGGGAAACACTACGACTACTATGTATACGAGTTCAAAGTCAACGTACAAGACACAAGTTCACCACCAATCTTTATGGTATGACATCACATATGCAGATTCAAAAAATCTATAATCAGTACTACTCGGTGCTGATGGCAGAGAAAGACAACGGATACGAGGTTGAAAAGCTACACCGAGCAAGGACGATTGATTACGTCCAGCCACGTGCGGCAATCTTAGTAGCGCTCAGTAACAAGTACAGGCCCTTTCACATAGGCAATGCCCTCAAGATGCATCACACTACGATCCTGTATCATCGGGATAGGCACGAAGGAAACGTGATGTCGTGGAATGGATATGACCCCCTGTACAAGTTAGCCGAAGAAGTGATGGAAAAATCCTTCATTGATGGGCAGTTCGCCCTTTAATGATGGGAAAAGCCTACAAATACACCATGAATAAAATGATCCCCATCGTGGCAGTGACCATGATCTCATGCTCCTCACAAGAGCCAACAGCGCAGCCATGCTGCGAGAAGAACTTTGCCGAACAAAACCAAGATGTTCACCATCTGCTTCGATCGCTGGGCGCAGCCCCAGCCACGAAACAAGAAACCTGCGAGCACGAGGATGGAGACAATTTCTCACCAAATCCTTGACTCGTACTTGTTTTCTGACGTAGATTTGCAGCATCACAAAACCCCAAACACATGTCACATTCACCTGAAACAGAGCGTCAATCATCAGATTATTCAGGTTGGGAAGAGACGTACTCGTATGAGTTAGACGGCGTAACTTATGTCACTCCAAGTGCAAGCTTCGCTTTTAGCCGAGGAGGAAACGTCAAACTTGTTCGATCAGTATACATCAACGATGGTAACAGAATCTGAGGTTATAGCTATGATCATGGATGACGAGTCAATATCTCGCCCATCTAAGTCGATCATCATCGGAGACATAGTAGACCAAGGCATTAACGATTGGTCTGCCATAGACGTAGCCTCAACACTCAGAGAATACTCTGACGGATTCAAGGGATACACGGAAAGCCTTGTGAAAGCAAAAAAGATTCTTGGTATGCACGTCACTCCAGATCTTGAAATCGATACCGTAGCAGGCAACATGTCGGGGTCAACTGACTTCGACAAGCTGTATCTCAAGTCAACACATAACATGCTCAACTTCGTCTGCTCCTACGTAAAGGTGCACTCGATCGTAAAAGATCTTTGGTCAGAACGCTGACCTACCTGAGATGCTGCTCATGGTGTGCGGGGAGATCCCGTAACAGGCTGCTGTGTAAAAGCCCGATGAAACAAGCCGCATCTCTTTCTCTAAACACAAACCCTTTTAATTTATTTCAATGTCTATTCACAAGAAACTCTCCGCTATTCAAGCGGAGTTAAAAGCCCCCAAGGGTCAGTTCAACAGCTTCGGGAAGTACAACTACCGCTCATGCGAGGACATCCTGGAAGCAGTGAAGCCGCTGCTCGCCAAGCACGAACTCGGCATGACGATTAGCGACTACATCGTATCTCACGAAGGCCGCGTGTATGTCCGTGCTGAAGTTGTCGTCTTTGACTTCGAAGGTAACGTAATCAATGTGCAGGCACAGGCCCGTGAGGAAGACTCAAAAAAGGGCATGGACGCTTCTCAGGTTACTGGGGCCACGTCATCATATGCTCGTAAGTATGCCCTCAACGGCATGTTCCTGATCGACGACACCAAAGACAGCGACTCTACCAATACCCACGGGAAAGAAACTGCCACAGCCCCAAGCCGTGTACCAGTAGGCGGAGCAGCAGCTCGTGAGGTTATCGCAGAAGAAGAGTCGGCACTCGCTGAGCCTAGCATCATGGACAAAGCAATCTCATACGTGAAGAGCGCCACCAACAAGAAGCAGGCATACGAAAGCGTGATGTCTAAGTATGGCAACGAGCTGTCTGATCGGCAGAAAGAAGCCATCAAGAAGTTCGTTCGATGAGGATACCAGAGATGCTGATGCAGAGGTACAACAAGGAACACTTGTCGTACTCCTCTTTAAAGAAGGCGCTAACTGACATCGCTCTCTTTGATCTCCACATGAAGGGCAAGGTGGAATACAAATCTGACGCTCTGGAATTTGGAAGTATGTATGACGCTATATTGTTTGACTTGGACAGGGCTAAGGCTACCTACAAGGTTCTCAGTAACCAAGAAATCCTCGGTATGTGCAGCGGAAAAACCGCAAGCTCTAAAAGACCAGAGGCGACTGCTGAGTTCAAAGAGATAAAAGAAAAGATGCGGATCGACCTGTTTGATAGTGGCGTGCTAGTGTGCTCCCAAGAGGACTGGGATCAGGCGATAGCCATGGTAGACCGCCTCCGAGTGTGTGGCATCTTAGACACCTACCTGAAGGGTGATTACCAAAAAGAAGTATATGGAGAGATCAATGGCGTTATTATCAAGGGTTATCTTGATTGCCTTGGCAGTGGCTTTATTTCAGACAGCAAGTCTACACGTAGCGTCGATGGCTTTAGGTATGACGTCAACAAGCTGTGCTACGACATACAAGCTTATCTCTACTGCAAGCTTACAGGGATCGACGACTTCTATTGGGTTGTGCAAGAGAAGACATACCCATATCTACCAGCGGTCGTCAAGTGCTCACAAGAAAGCCTCTTCCGAGGAGAGATGAAGTTCTTCAACGCAATAACTAAGATCTCAGCTTGGCTGAATGATGACTCAGCAGGCGAGACAGACTACATGACATTCGAAGTATGAGCCGATTCAACAACACAATCACCTCAGCACTTGCTGTCATAGTGTACTTCGTAATAATGATTATCGCAATAAACCTTTTTTAATTTTTTTCAAATGAGCGAAAACTCAACCAAGTATGATTCCGTATTCATCGGATATGCTGAAGACCCGAAACTTGATCCTAACGGCAAGTATGTATCACAACGCCTTCGACTGAAGGTTCCTGAACTTAAGGACCTCATGGAGCGGTATGCCACCGCTGTAAAACCTGACGGTACTGGCGGAAACGTGTTCATCACTGTAGGGGTAAGCAAGAATGGCAAGTCATTTGCCACCGTGTGGGACCCCAACAGCGAGAAGGCAAAGGAGAACCAGCAGTCAAAGTCTTCTTACTCTAAGAAGCCGAGTGCAGCAGACGAGGACCTCCCCTTCTAAGTTCTTTGGCTTGTATGCCGCTATTGAATGGGGGTTGAAGAGTGTAAATTTCTTCAGCCCTCATTCTTTTAGTGGGGTCAACAACAACGGAGGCAGTACTTCTTTCTTCTGCGTGATGTCCGATCATAAGGACTACGAGGTGCATATCCCTGCGAATGAAGATGATTACGTGATCTTATGCATCACGAACAAAAACGGGGACAACTGCGTGCTGATGAAGTCAACCGATTGTTCAGGGATGACACTGTCTATGCAAGACATGGTCCCTTTGATCAAGCGAAAGTTTAGGATAGAGATCTCATGAAGAAAGACATATACTACCAGACCTTAAAGGTGGGGTTTAAGAAAGACAAGACCATCTACACACGAGAGGTGTACTGCCTGTCTCACTCTGAAGATGTCGGATTGATTGCAGCAGACAACTACAGCATGGCCATCATAGCCAAGCAATGTTACCCTAAAACATACAAGGGTGACGTCAAGATAATAATTAAAGAAATAATTGAATCAAAACTGTTATGGAAAAGTCCTACGAATACGTGAACCATCCCAATCACTACAACGAGTTCTCCAAAGAAACATGGGAGATGATGATTGATGTGTGGGGTCTCGACAACTTCCTCATCTTTTGTGAGATGAACGCTTTCAAGTACAAGATGCGAGCAGGGTCAAAGCTGGGGGAGACCGCAGACAAAGACGTCATGAAGGCTAACTGGTACTTGAACAAAGCAGCAGAGCTGAAATGCAAGTAACTATATTCGAGAGCATATACCACACTAAGTCCCCTAGGTATATCTCTCTGGGCCTGGCGCTTCGCAGGATTCAAGACGGATCAAGCGAGAAGACCATAGAGCTTGTCCGCAGCGGTGACAAGGAGTCAAAGAAGAAACTGCCTATCGTCCTGTTCAGCGGTCAGTTCTCTGATCGTACTGATGACGGGCTGTTTGACCACAGCGGATTCATCGTGCTTGACTTCGATCACGTTGGGTCAACACCAGAAGAGGTGACGCTTACAAAGTCAACTATTGGTACTGACCAATACGTTTACTCTGCATGGATGTCGCCATCAGGTGACGGCATCAAGGTGCTCGTAAGGATTACAAATCCTGAGCGACACAGAGACCACTTTAGGGCGCTCAAGGTTTACTTCAACAAGCAATACGGGATTACCCCTGACGACTCTGGAATCAACGAATCTAGGGCGTGCTTTGAGTCTCACGACCCAGACATAATCGTCAACGAGTCTGCTTCAAAGTTCGGGGCGTTCTCTAGTGAGAGAGCAGACACTCAGGTAGCCGTGGTTCGTGACCACTACACGGACTACATGAAGCTAAACCTCGCCGCCAAAATGATACGTGTCGCAGAGGATGGCAACAAGCATACCGCACTGCTTCGTGCTGCACGACTGTGTGGCGGGTATGTCTCAGCTGGGCGTATGGAGGAGGACGAAGCAATTCGGATTCTTCACAGGGAGATATGCAAGCGTAACATAGACTCTGAGGAGCAGGCTATGATCACCATACGTGACGGGATAGAGCTTGGGAAGAAAGACCCAATCAAAACCCTCGTCTCGAATGAGAAGAGCGCTCAGCGTGAGATGCTCTTGAGTGATGGGGACATGTCGTTCATATCGTCTGACGATGAGGACTTCAGGTGGATTGACAGCTATGCAAATGGAGAGATACAAGTAGGGCTGGATACGGGTGACGCAAAGCTTGACGAGTACTTCAGGTACAAGAAAGAGTTCCTAATCATCAACGGACACAGCAACGTAGGTAAGACTACGATGGCGCTTTATCTCATGGTGAATGCTACTGTACGGCATGGATGGAAGTGGGTTGTGTACTCTTCTGAGAACAGGACCTCTTCGCTTAAGATGACTCTGATGCAGTTCGGGTTCAACAGGCGCGTAAATGAGATGTCGTATGATCAGCGCAAGGCTGCTTACAAGTGGGTTCAAGAGCACTTCACCGTGATCAACAACAACCAAGTGTATAGCTACGCAGAGATTATCCTGTTCCTTGAGAAGGTGCTGCGTCAGCAGGCTGTGGATGCGGTGTTTGTAGACCCGTACAACAGCCTAAAGCTTGACATGGGCAACTCAAACATCGGGGTGCACGACTACCACTACGAGGCAGCGTCTGAGTTCCTGACGTTCAGCAAAGCAAACGACATCGCTGTGTGGCTGAACATGCACGCCGTAACAGAAGCTCAGCGTAGGAAGGGTGATGATGGACTCCCTGTGGCTCCATACGCAGAGGACACTGAAGGTGGAGGCAAGTTCGTGAACCGAGCAGACTGCTTCATCACCATACACAGGAAGGTTCAAGCACCAGACGTAAGCCTACGTAAGACGACTGAGTTTCACGTTAGGAAAGTCAGGGAAACGGAGACTGGAGGCGCTCCATCGCCAATAGACAACCCCGTTACGTTCACAATGAACACTCCGATGACTGCTTTCAGGGTGAATTCTACTGGAAAAGAACTGTTCGATCCTGTTGGTTTACAGTTCAATGTGTACCATCAGTTCAATTAACGCTTAATTCTCTCTCTATTGTCGGCTTTGTGTTGTAACTTTGCCGAGTGAAGAGAGCAAAACGGGGGACGCCACCACGGGCCAGCGCTCGCAAGAAGCAGCTGGGACGTTACAAAAGCGGACTCGAAAAGCAGTGCGCTGATTTGCTTTGTGATCACGGCCTAGACTTTGACTACGAAGAAGTGGAGTATACACTTGTGGATCAGTTCAAGTATGAGGGCGTGTATCATAAAATGACTGCCTCCTCTAAAGAGCTGTCAGATAGAACTGGTAAAGCAGTTCTTGCGATTAAGTACACTCCAGACTTCGTAGCAAAGGATAGGTCGTGGATCATAGAGACAAAAGGTTTTACTCCATCTCATCACGACTTTCCTATGAGATGGAAGCTTTTCCTTCGTTATCTTTCGGATCTTGGCGAAACACCAAAGCTCTTTATCGTTAAGAATAGAGAGCAGATAGAAGAGGCAATAAGAATCATAAAGAATGACGGACATAACAAAGTTGGAGCTAGCGAGAGTGTACGCACTCGCTACAGAAAGGATACAGATGGCAGCCGTAGATCTCTACGAGGAGCTGTTTGATAGCAACGGAGAAGCAAAGACGCACCCAGGTCAGGTGACGAATTTGGTTTCTTCATTTAGGGCCAAGGCAGGGTATGAGATGGATATGATAAGGGAGGCCGCAGTTCAGTACGCCGAACAACATAACCATCTCAATGGTAAATCAAAACAGACGAGCCTACTCGACTACAACGGGTAAGGTAGCTGAGGCCAGATTCAAGGCGGCAGCTCAAGCACTTGGACTTACCGTAGAAAAATCTACTAGCGCAGAAGACACCAGAGAACACGTAGATTTCTGGATGGCTTATGACGGCGCTGGTAGATGGGGCGTTGACGTAAAAGGAAACAACATGCCTCACGAGATATGGTGCGAGTTCAAGAATGTCAGCGGCAACACTGGATGGATGTACGGAGGAGCTACCATCATTGCCTTTGACATGCCTGAAGAAGGAGGGTTCTGCATTGTAAATAGGGAAGATCTTGCCAGATATTGCGAAGAGAATGTAGAAGACGTATTCGTCAAACACCCTTTCGACGCATACAAAAAGAAGTATCAAAGGAAGGATAGGCTTGACGTTATAACCAAGGTTTCAATCCTTGATTTGATGTCAATTCCTTCATACAGAGTGTGGTACTACTACGCAGATTATAAGTAGATTTGCCCCCCTGTAAAAGCTAAACACCAATACACCAAACAAACACTTTTAAAAAATGAGTTCTTCCATTCCATGGGGGGAGGTAGGTTACCCCGTCTTCAAAAGAACCTATGCACGAGCCGTTGAAAATCGCACAGAAGAATGGCCTGAAACCGTAGAGCGAGTAATCAATGCTTGCAACGATCAGCTTGGATGTGGCTTCAACGAAGTAGACAAGCAAGAGATACGAGACATCATGCTCAACCTTAAGGGCACGGTGGCTGGACGTTTCTTGTGGCAGCTAGGCACAGAGACCGTAGACAAGCTTGGCTTGCCTTCGTTGCAGAACTGTGCGTTCGTAGTCGTTGACGAAGAGGTGCGTCCATTTACGTGGGCATTCGAGATGCTCATGCTTGGCAGCGGAGTTGGATTCAACATTCAAAAAGAATACATAGACGGGCTGCGCCCTCCGTTTAAGGACGTAATCATTGAAAGAGTAGATCGAAATGACGCTGATTTTATTGTACCTGATAGTAGGGAGGGGTGGGTTGAGCTCCTCAAAAGAGTTCTTGAGGCATCTTTCTACACGGGTAAAGGGTTTACGTTCGCGACTCACCTGATCCGATCTAAGGGCTCGCCCATCAAGGGATTCGGCGGCGTAGCAAGCGGTCCTGAGGATTTGGTTTGGGGTATGTTCGAGATTAACAAGCTGCTCAACGGGAAGAACGGGGGATGCCTAACTTCAGTGGACTGCCTTGACATTATGAACATCGTCGGTCGCATCGTGGTAGCAGGTAACGTGAGACGCTCTGCACAGATTGCTATCGGTGACGCTACCGATGTGGAATACTTGAACGCTAAGCGTTGGGACCTTGGCAACATTCCTAACTGGAGAGCCATGTCAAATAACAGCGTGGTATGCTCCAATACAGAACTCCTGCCAGAGGAATTCTGGGAGGGGTACAAGGGCAACGGAGAGCCATACGGATTGATCAATCTCGTAGCGGCTCGACGCATGGGACGCACCCATGAGACTGAATACCCAGATCCAGATGTGCAGGGATTCAACCCCTGTGCTGAGCAGAGCCTTGCAAACTTCGAGACGTGCTGCTTGGCAGAAATCTACCTGCCCAACATCGAGTCATACACTGAGCTGAAGAAGGTGGCCAGATACCTGTACCGCATCAACAAGCACAGCCTTGCCATCAAGTGCGCGGTACCAGAGACGGAGCACATCGTACACAAGAACATGCGTATGGGGATTGGCGTAACGGGTTACTTGCAGGCTACAGAACAGCAGCGCTCTTGGCTTAGCGACTGTTACACTTACCTCAGGGCATACGACGAAGAGTACTCGAAGATCTCAGGCTTCAATCATAGCATTAAGCTGACCACGGTAAAGCCTTCTGGAACACTCAGCCTTCTCGCTGGGGTTACTCCAGGTGCTCACCCAGCTTATAGCCAGTACTACATCCGTCGAATCAGGATGGCCTCAGGCACTCCGCTGGTGAACGCAGCTAAAGAGGCTGGGTATCCTGTAGAGTTCGTTCGAAACTTTGACGGAACAGAGGACCATAGCACGGAGGTTGTAAGCTTCCCATGCAAGTTCCCTGAAGGAACCAAGCTCGCTAACGACATGACTGCCGTGGATCAGCTTGAGGTGATTAAGCGGTTGCAGAAAGAGTGGTCAGACAACGCCGTGTCTGTGACCATATACTACAGGAAAGAAGAACTTGATGAGATAAAGGCTTGGCTCAAGAATAACTACGCTAACGTCAAGACCGTTTCTTTCTTGCTGCACAATGACCACGGATTTGATCAGGCCCCTCTCGAAGAGATCAGCAAGGATCGATACGAAGAGATGTCGGCCATGGTAAAGCCATTGGTATCAGTTGATGGTATCAAGTTCGAAGATCTTGACATCACGGATTGTGATTCAGGCGCATGTCCAGTGAGATGAAACCTATATCTCAATGCTGGATTAGTCAGCTGTACTACTTTGAAATAATTGAGGGGGCGCATGGCCCCCTCTTTTTTTTACATACACTGCCCTTGTGAGGCTATAAGGTTACATTACTTGCGTCTAATTGCTTTGACTTTATTTCCCATGCCTACCGCAGACTTCTCTGACTTCTTTATAGCGAGCATGGACGGGCTCATCTCTCCCTTGGTGACTGGCGTCTTTGAAGACACTCTCTTGCTGGGTCTACAGTACTCGTTAGATCCTCCAGCACCGCAAGCCTTTCCAGTCTTTGTGTCTACCCATTTCTCTGCCTCCCATCTTTTAAGGTTCGACCCAGCCTCCGTCTTTCTCACATCGCCCTTAGCCTTTCTACACTTTGCGGTAGCTTGAGCTGCACGGGCGGACCACTTCCCATAGCTCTTCATGACCTTATTGTAGCAGGCGTCTTTAGCCATTATCTAAACTTAGCCTTCTCGTTGATCTTGACTTTCGTTCCGTCAGGAAGATTTCCTTTCGCCTTGAAATGATTTCTTCTAACAGTTCCGTCTGCGTTTGTAACCAGAACGAACTTACCAGTAACAGGAACCTCTTTGTCGTCTATTCCTACAGTCCAAGTTCCTTTTTCTTTTGTTCTAGTTCTTTTTTTGGGAGTCATTTATCTTTCTTATTATTTCGTGAATGTCTTCGGGCTTAGTCGCCAACTGCCTAGGCAAAGATAATCCAAAACAATTACAATTTTGCCCATACACATTGAGCAGGTAGAGAACGTCATTTGACGTGACCATGTGATCCAGATCTATATCTCCTTCTGTGCAGAACTCGCAGCCCATGTTAGAAAGCATGACAAGCAAGTCGCTTGTACCTACGTGACAATCCCCGTCTAAATCCCCGAAACAAAACACCTCATCAGAAAACAAGTCAGATCTTTGATACTCAAGCATAGCATGCATACGATCTATCTGTCCGTCAGTAAACACATCTCTGCATTCTTCTGGACAGTAGTCCATATGGTTGTTGGGGTAGAACTGCACCCCTCCGTAATTCATCAATGGGCAATGATACCCTGGAACATCTGGACAGCCTTGGCTAACCTTTGTAGGAGGCGTGTCGCACACGTAGTCTCCACTGTGTTCACAAGGGCCTAGGTATTGACCGCAGTTAGATATGGCGCTTGCGCCGTTCTTAAACACATGATGCAGTCCGCAGTAGTGACCAACCTCGTGAGTAAGGGTTTCATTCTCAAACCTGAACGTGAGGTGAGGCCCGTATGTCCCCATCACTTCTGTCTCTACCCACACCCCGTCCAACACGCTATAGGGAATATATGTAACCCATGCAAAACCAAGGATCGATGAGCAGAAGTCTGGGGCAACGTAGATATTGCAGTACTCTGCGGTATTCCATTTAACCATGTTAGTCCACTGAGCCATCTGCGTTCCGTACTGAGGGAAGCACACCCCAGATCCTGACCTATACGAAGAGGCCCATGTGAAGCTGTTCAGATTGGTATAATCGATGTCCTCAAGAGTGAACGAGATGTCAGTTCCTTCAAAGTCCACATTCAGCTGAACCATAGCATCCTCAATAATAGACTCTTGGATTTGGCTATTGGCAAACGCTGTGTCCCAAAGCACATGAACTACGCACTTAATCTCTTTGTGGTTGTATGCAGTTCTATTTTTTGTATGGTTCTTTGGGAGTATGTCTTCTTGAGGCCCCATAACGAAGCACTCCTCTTGAGCTACAGCTGGGGAGGAGCATGACGAGAACGCCATAAAGAGCAATACGACCATCACGGCCAGCACCTTCAAAAACACAAACGCACTACAATCGTATACCGTATCGTATATGCTGGCTGATTCTCCTGTTCTCATCTTTTATTTAGTTTTACTTTTTCATAGGATCTTCCAGCAAAGTATGCTGTAAATGCGGTAGTCATCAGTATGCTGAACGTGTCTATGTACGCTGATTTTATGTTAAACAACACTTTATCAGCGCTATCCATGGCTACAAATATAGTAAAAACAAAGACCAGATAACACAGCATGATTGGCCTTATGTTCTTTGATAACCAAGAGTCAGACATCATATCCGCCTTCCATCTCTCGGTTACGTTATTCTGTGCGTTAGCCTCGTAATCAAGCAGCATCTTCTCAAACTCCATCTTTTCCTGAGCGGTCATGTTGGGGTCAAGATCAATCAGCCTTTTCACAACGCCAAGGGCGCCTTGGTCTGGAAGCAGTTCGCCTACCGTGTCGAGGACTTGCGGGGCTTTGTCTTTTAGCCAAGTTCCCAACTTGGTATCTTTTAGTTTCTTTCTGTCTCTCATGGCTGGAGGCTTTGGTGTCTTTTCTCTATAAGGTCAAGCAGATAAACAGAGTGAGGCATAAACGTACCGTCTGGATAGTACTCTATCATAGAGTTATACTTTCCGTTTATTTCGTTTAGAGCATCGATCTTCTCTGCGTCAGACATGTTCTGGTATTCAGGTCTCCTCATGAACTCCTGTATGTGAACATATCTGTGTGAGTTAGACATCTCAAGCATGTCGTTAAGTTCTTCTGCTGTAAGAGAGAACCTAAATTCCTCGCCAGTCTTACCTATAAACGAGTAGCTCTTGCCTCTATCTCTAAGCTTATCGAGAGCGACTCTAGCCTTCTTCTCCTTGAACGAAGGGACTTCAAGCTTTCTATGTACAGAGGAAGCGTAGTACGGAGTACCAACCGCCTTAGGGAGCTCTCCAGTTCTTGTGTAGATACCAAGTATCTCTATAGACACTGGGTCGCTTCCAGTTGTTGTCGTCTTGTATGGGTCAAACATGTAGTACGCGAACTGATTACCACCCTTTGGCGCCTGATCAATTCTCTCGCCCTTCCAGTTAACTTTTACAGGAAGTCCGTCGGTGTTAAAGGTTCTTTCTTTTACGTGATTGAATATTCTGTTCATGAGACTTTCATCTCTCTTGTCTGGCAAGAACTCTCTGGTTGCCATATTAGCTCCAGAGAAGAAGTTTGGAATAGCCATTGCGGTGTATGCCTTAGACAGGCTCTCGGCATATCTCTCCATGGCTATCTCAAGCTTTTCTGGATCAGACTCAGTGATCACCTCAAGCATTCCATTCAAGCCTTGCATGAAGCTCTGGTCCATCATGTATGAAATAAGAGATGCGTTTTCCATGCCCAAGAATCTCTTAAGCACATTTATACCCTTTGTGGGGTTATTGATGGCATCTTGAGCTGCCTCTTTAGTCATGCTCTGAGCGTAAGCGCCCATGATGGAGCCAAGCACCCCAAATGTCTGGTAGCTCTTGTATACATCACCTTCCTGAGGCGTTGGATCTTCTCCGTTCATAAGCCTTTTAAGAGCGCTTATATTGATGCTGTTGGGAGGCAGGACGTCATACATGATGTTGGTCTTCTCGTCGTCCTCCCAGTCAACAGCCCCGCTAAGTACCCCACCAGCAATCATGTAAAGAGCACCTTGAGTAAAGACCTGTCCCACCATAACCTTGGTAGCATTCTTCGACGCCTCTTCTGCATTGTTGTTTAGAATATTAGAAGCGACTCTTGCGGTTCCGAATGCGGGAGATATATAAGTCAGCGACTCCTCCATAAAGTTGGCAATGGTCGTGACATAGGGTACGTTAGACCTGATGAAGAATCTAAAGAACCCAGGCGCATCAAACCCTTTGTTGTTTTCGAACATCTTGCCAAGACCTCTCGAGATGTTGCTTATGATCCACATGCTACCCCTAGCAAGTCCCCCTTCTTTCTGGAAGGTCATTCTAGCCCCTTCATCTGCCGCCTTGTCCATGGCCTCTCTGTTTGGGTACTTAAGGAATCTAGCCAGCTCAGTCCCCTTAAGTCCCTTGCCAACACCTATGTGGTATAATTCTGTCGCTTCAGCGAATCTTCTAAATGGAATATCTCCGAGCGACAGGAACCTAAACATAGTTTCAGCTGGTATACCAAACGTCCCAGCCACCAAAAGCTTGGCCCTAGAGTTCAGTCTCTGACGACCGTTTTTGGTTTGAGGTATGTCGTTAGACAAAGCTGCGATCAAAGATCTTACGGGCATAAAACCTCTGTCCATCCTCCATTCAGCCACCTCCTTGGATCTGCCAGTAGCCACCTGTTCAACTGCCTCCACCCAACCAGAGCCAAACTTCTTTATTCCATGTAGATACGCAGCCATGCTAACCCTTCTGCCAGACGTCTTCATTCCCATCAACCCAAGCAACTTCTCGATTGGGTATGACGTAAGGTCAACCATGGTTCTCGGGAACATCTGGGCTATGTTGTAGGCGATGTTTTTGGCTTGAGACATAGACGTGAGCAGGTTACCCTGCATGAGCTGTATACCTATGTCTGACCAAGTCTTGTCTACGAATACATTGGTGAGCGTGTCCAGCTTTGCTTGAGCTTCCATGTGGCGCTTCATGGCCTCATTAAGCTCTACTTCTACATCTTCGCCAGCGATGGCTCTATCCAGAAGCGCTTGATACTCTCTGTATGAATCCATGAATGAATCAGCTGCCAGCTGAAGGTCATTCTTCTGGCTCTCGCTTAATACCTTTCCTTGGCTTTCTGAGAGCTTTGCAATCATCGAATAGATGCCAAAAGAAGTGGACGTCTTGAGTTCGGCAAACTGTCTAAGCAGTCTACCAACTGAAGTACCCATTTTCGCTAAGTCTTCGAGCACCCCTGGGATAGCTTCCGTTCTTCCTTCTGTTTGAAGCCTGTTGATGATCTCTATAGCGGCAAGAACTCCAAGATCATCGTTTCTGTTCATGAGAGATCCAAGCTTATCTCCTCTCATCATGGACACCAATTCTTGAATACTCTTGCCTCTCAGCTCTTCTTTTGCAGCGCCAAGGTGTTGTGTATCAAGATAATTGTTTGGGTTGTCCAGTATGTCATTTTTTATCTCATAAAAATCCTCCGAAACAGAAGCCCTTTCAGCAGTTCCTCTTAGCCTGCCCTTCTTCTTGGCAGGATTCACCATTATGGCCCTCTGGTTTTCTGGGGTTAAAGAATCAAAAATATCAAGCAGCATGTCCTCGTCTTCGGTGTAAGCCTCAGGCATGTACTTTCTCAGGTTCTCCCTAACCGCCTCAATTATGTCTTCATTCTGAGCCTGCGTTCTTGTTGCTGCTGAGGCAGTTGTCTCGGCTGCGCTGAGACCATTCTTGTTCATAGACTCTGGGTAGTACTGTATGTTGCCTCTCGCAATCATCTTACCGCCTATAAACGTCACTTCGTCTGCGCTCTTTATGAGCCTTCCATTCTCGTCAGCAAACCCGTTATTTCTCAGCGGGTCCATCTCTATCAACACCCCAGTCATCAAATCGTCCCCTTCTTGAGGGCGTCTAAACTTTCCTGATACGTGTCTCTTTGGCCCTTCGTTATTAGTAGCTATACCAGCCATGCTAAACGCTGAAGGACGTGGAAACTTAACGTCAGTTAGAACAGTTTCACTCGTGACGTGCATTGGTTGCCCACTAAGTGTCTTTGACACGTTAATCACAGGGAATAACGTCTCAGACATTATCCTTGGATCCACATAAGCAAATACCCTTTGACCTTCTTTTGGCTCTGATCCTTGAGCCAGCAATGCCGAATGCAGGGGGTAGGCCGAAACGACATCTGTCAAGTTATCTTGATCCAGTAGATCACCGTTAGGGCCAATAAAAGAGTCCAGTCCATGAGTTCTTGATTCTCCTGGGACTAGGCTATACATAGCCTGTCCTTCGTAGACCCTGTCTAGCTCAGTGCCCTCCATCAACATTACAAGTCCATCGCTAGCTCTCTCGCTTAATTCAGCGTCAAATATGCCACTCGCTCTCTCTGTTGTGGCTGCGACCATGGCGTCCCGATAGGTCTGGTATTGACTGCCAGACACCCCAGCCACAGACCTTTGATCATGGTTCAAATGAAATAACATCTGTTGCGCGGTCGCTACAGTTACGTTAGTGCCATATAGCTTAGACATTTCCTGAGCCATTCTGGTCACAACCTTCGAGTTAAAGCTTCTCTCCTCGTTGCCCCTTGGTTTGGTAGGGAGTATATCCTTTTTGTTCTTATTAAACCATTTTGATATTTCTTTTATTTGTTTATCGTTAAAACCAAGATCCATGCCTTTGTGGTTCTCGTAGCAACTTCTGACAATCAAATCAGATATAAAGGCGATCCTTGCCTTCGGCGTTTCAAGGGCTTTATAGTTTTCTTTTCCAAGTATTTTTTCTAATTGCTTCCATGGAATACGCTTCATTTTAGAGCCCCTGAACACATTGATTACCTGTACCAGGTGCGCGTCCTGCGTCAATACATTTTCATTGCCTATTAAATTAGATGCCCAAGCCCCAACTTTCTGGGAAAGAAATTCCATCAAGGCTGAATTTGCCCATCTAGTCTCAAGTCCTGGCTTGTTTGCGAGATCCATCAAGAAAGCGTCATAAGACCCACCTACATCATTTCCTTGTATGTTGTTTATGAACTTCTTAAGTTGTTTGCCTATTGACTTGGCTCTATGTGGATTGACGCCTACTTTTTTGAATGCGTTTGCGTTCTCCACTTTATTCATAAGACCCCTTATTGTCTTCTTTTTAACATCTATACTTCCGTCTTGAGCCATGTTTCTGGCCAGAGACATCATCACATATTTAGCAAGGGCTATGTTGTTGAAAGAAGTATTTCCGTTTGACGTTATAGCTATTATACACTTGAAAAGATTTATGTTGTTGTTAGCCCAGTCAAGCCCCTTTTGCCCGCCAAAGTCGGATGGGTCTGAGTCCCTCAAGAACTCAACTATAGCGGAGTTAGTCTCCTCAAAAAAAGACATGGATCTAAGAGTGCCCCCTTTAATCTTTTCGTCAAACGCGGACATAACAGAGTCCACCGCTCTCTCAGATATTATCCTGGAAGCTCTGTCGGTCATGGTTAAAAGCGGCGTAAGTCTTCCAGCCGCATGCAATACGTTCTGGGCATATATGGAATCAACCATGGCGCCAGTCCTGTCTCCTTCAAAAGCATATCTTTTGGCGTTCTCTTCTGGAACGCCTATAGACCTCAAAAGAGCATACATATCTTTCTGGTGAAACTCTCTTTCGGATTTTGGCGACGAATCAATTCGGTCTGCCAACAAAGAAAACTTCATCCTAAAATCCGCTTGACTTCTTGCTGGGCCAACGTCCAAAGAGAACATTGCGGTTTCAGCCCCCATGCCGTCTCTCTCTTGTATGTATTCATCAAGAAGTGAGTAAGCATACTGTATATGCTCTATAGATCCTTCTAGAACTCTACCAGATGGAGTGCTTACATATCCATTAGCGTCTGCGTTCTCTAGCCCATATGAACGCAGTGCAGTTGCAGACCCTGAAGCACCATACTTAGCCGATATAAACTCTTTAATACCATTAGATACAACGATCCAATTACTTCTTAATTGGTCTTTGTTTTTCTGATCTTTGAATCTACGATCTAGTTCTTTAGCTTCATATGATATAGGTCTGTTATATTTTTCTCTGCCGAGAATCTCTCCAGTTTGTTTGTTCACCTCAGGGGCTGGGGGTCTGAGTTCTTTTTTATTGCCCTGATCATCGATATAATAGAACTCGCTCACCATCTTATCTCTCCCGTTATTGGTCATGTAGTTATACCAATTCCTGAAGTGAGCGTAGTCATTAAATGTTTTTTTGTGGTTTTTTACTTTAGTTGTTACTCCCTGCTTATTTTCAAACGTCTCTTGGTACTCAACGGTCTTGTTGTACAGGAATGACTTTTCACCTCTAAAAGAGAACAGTGCCTCATCTGGTGACTGGGTCTCTGCATTTTCCTCTTGCGAATCCTCTATGTCTAGTTTCTCCTGTATCTGATTTACTGAAAGTCCTTTATTTGCGACCAAGGAATCAGAAAACATTTTGATCAGCCTGTACTTAGAAACCTCTGAAAACTCCTCAGTCTTCACTCCAAACACAGACAATGCCTTTTTTATAGCCTCAAAGATTGGCTCCATTAGTTCTGCCAATTTCTCTTTTGGGCCTCCAGGTAGTTTTACATTTTTGCTCAGCACCATAGAAAGAGCCTCGGCCAGCTGCTCTTCCTCCACAGGTAACCCCCTAATTCCAACCCTTTCATAAACATCTTTCTTGTCTTGCATAAGTCTCGCAAGAACTTCGTCTTTTGCTAGTATAGCATGGCAAGCCCTAATCAACCTAGCCTTGGCCCCAGTTCCTAAGGACGCAAAGTGTGCATGCAACACCTCTTCAATCACATCCTTAAAGGAGGCGTTTTTACTTAAATAAACAGTCTTGTTGAAGTAAGCGCCTTTTGGCATGGCCCCGTCCAATAGCTTGCCCAAGGCACTTTTCTCCCCAGCTTCTATCAGCGACCTAGAGAGCGAGTATTCATCATCAGCCAAGACAATCCGTACATTCAGTTTATCAGACAGATTCTGAAGCATGCTCACCGCCCTCGCTCCAAAAATGTCTGTCATTGAGCCAGAAACAGAGTCAGTGACATCAACTGATGGCGTTGCTTCTGCAAGCCTTGTGTCCAAGTCAACATCACCAGATCTAAGTGGTGAAGCCATGGCTTCGTCAATTCCGCTCTTGTTCTTGTTGTAAAACAACTCTTGAGCAGGTGTAAGGTTTTCCTTTCTTCTGAGACTCTCTATAACGCTGCTCTCTAGGAAGCTGTCTATAGCGGACTTTGATGCCCCATTTTGCCGCATTGATACAACCTCTGCTTGCAAAGCGGCATCCCTGTTTCTCAGTCCAACGGGTAATTCTCTGTTAATCTTAACTCTGCCTCTTGGGTCGTACACCATGAAAGCATCACCGTTTTCGTCATAACTCACAACTCTGTAACCAAGTGACTTGGTTTCCTCCAGATTTGACACTTCAACACGACCGCCCACACCCAAAGGACCGACTCGACGTGGTCTTCCTGACTGGTTTAATTCAGACTTTCTAGCCGCAAGCTCTTGTTGCTTAGCGCTAAGTCTCTCTATCTCCCTGTTAGCTTCCTCAAATCTAGCGGCGTTGCTGGGGTCATTGAGACCCCCGAAAGCGTTCTCGGCTCTCCTTCTTCTGTCTTTTGCTCTATTTATGAGTCTTTCATTTGCGGCAATAGCGGTATCTATGCCGCCCTCACCCAGTGTTAACTGGTGCGGAAGCCTATACTTAGATTGTATGTTTTCAAGCGAAGTGTGAGCGGCCTCTAACTCTTCTATAATTTCTTTACTAGTAGACCCCGCTCGAACTCTCTGCTCAAGAATAGCTATCTGGTTTTGTATCTTATTTATCTCTCCTAGATCTCTATGGTTAACAGCACCTATATAGTCAAGCAGGTCTTGACTAGCGGACAACACCGCCATATTTCCCCTAAGCTTTTCAAAAAACTGATCAATCGCATCATTTCGCTCCCTGCTGCCCTCTTGTGTCTTCTCAAGAATTAAATTCAATTCTCTTGAGGCGTCTACCGAAAGCATTCTATAATCTGGAGAACCTTTTGCTACTGAGATACCAGCAACGGTTCCGCCAAAAATCCCAGAAGAAATAGCTGTTTTTTGTGTCTCATCTAAAACTGCATTGGTGTTATAGAAAAATGAGTAATCTCCAGTGGTGTATGCTGTTGTAAGCTGTTGGTGAAACATTGTAGCTATCTCAGTAGCCACCTCTGGAGCCACATATCCAAGCCCTATACGAGAGGCAATTCTAGCCCCGAACTCCGTACGGGATTCCATTATCATCCTTCTAAGGCCACCCTTTACGAAGCTATCCATTAAGGCTAAATCACCAAAGTAGCGCTCAAGTGTACCCGCTACAACACCCACTGAAGCGGTTGCTAAAAACCTTTCTGGTCTAGATAATGATGCAAATTCTGGATTATTTCTTTGTGACTCATTGTAGCTAGCAGCCTCCAACACTGACATCACTGCAAAACCAGCATTTGGTCCGCCAACGTAAGATGCCAACCCTGCGGCTCCAAACTGAGGAATAGATTTTGCGGCGTTAATCGCTCCCTCAGCAAAGCCATCTTCTTTATACGTGGCAAACAAACCAGCAACTTGATCTGTAAAGCTTTCATCTGTGGCTCGCTGCGCGTACTCCTCTACGGTTGCGCCTCCAGAAAATGTATCGGATACATAATTTCCTAGCGTTGGTATAAGGTCAGCAAAACCAGCCCCTGCCGTGGCATAAAGTCTAGCGATGAAGTTTAATGTAGCCTCAGACGCATCCACAACACCCACCAACGCTTCAGGCAAAGCAACATCGTTGAAAGATGGAAATGTTATAAAGTTTGTGCCAGTAGTACTATCCGTTCCTGGGGTGAGGTTTATGTAAACCCCCAAAGTTTTCAACTTATTTTCTATGTTGTTTAACTGATCTACAGTTATTCTAGGCTTCCCCCCTATTGTCTCTGGACCACTCAAAACCTCGACAACCCTTAGTGCTATTTCTTCTCTATTTTTTGTTAGCTCACCCTGCAACCATGAGTTGTACGCTCCTATGTACTCTACTCCCTCTGGGTTTTTGTCTGACAACCCTTGATACTCTTCGCTTTGCCTGAAATAGTAGCTCGCTGGATCTCCAGACTTCATTGCCTCTGCAAGATTCCCAGACTTTTCTGCAAGAAAAATAGGGACTATAGAGTTATATGTGTTTAGCGCACTTATAGCAAGTCCGTTTTCTGGATTGCTATTAAATGACGCCATTTTTTCTTTATACACTTGATGAAGGGCAAGCCTCTGCTTTGCCTCTTCAAATTCCTGTTTTGCTTTATCCTCTCGAGTTAAAACACTGCCTTCGTCACCTAACCCCATATAAACTATCTCCCCGTCTGGACCCACAACTGAAGGGGCAGACGAATAAAGCTCTTCAACATTGGCTTGGGCCTGTTCGTACCTTACTTCACTCTCTTTAGTAATCCTTCTAAGATTGATCTCAATTTCTTCTGAAGGCAAAGGGACCGAAGGAAGAAGAGAGGCTATTTCTACCCTTTCAGTAAGCCGTGGAACTAGGGTCAAGCTGAATTTTCTAGCAGATTCCTGTATGTCCTCGGCCCTGACCTCTTGACCATATGCTTCACTAAGTCTAGCGGACAACGCCTGTGCTTGGGTTGGGTCAATAGCCCCGTAAGCCATGGTTATTTCATTTCCTATCTCGGTCTCAAGAACAGCAGATCTGAGTTGTCTATGTATATCTTGAGCTGATCTTCTTGATATTCCTTTTATTTCAAGAACTTTATCCGCTACTTTTATGGCGTCTTCAAATCTTCCTTCGGTGGCCATCCCGCTTATTTCACTCTCTATGGCCTCTACCGCGTTACTTAGTCGGTTCTGTTCGAGAGTCGTCCTAGCGGCCCTTTCTTTTTCAACCAACCCAGCCCCAACCATCTCTGTTAATTGTAGCTCGATGTCGTTTGGGTACTTATTCCTTATGTTAGAAGATCTTTCATATATATCTCTAAGCGACTCAGCTTCATAATCATCAACACCCTGAGCTATCTCTTCAAATTCTTTTTGGCTCCTAGCAAATGCTGCCGCCTCACGCCTTTTTCTTTTCGCCTTCTCTTGATTTATTTTTTTATCTTTTATAAGTCCAGTTATGGCGGCTTCTGTTTCCTGCCCTAAAGCAAATCCGAATTTAGACTCAAGCTCTCTTAACGCGGATCTAGCCCCTTCTTCAGAATCAGCACTAGACACTATGCCGTTCAAAGAAGAGTTTATTACATCGTCACTAATTACTAATCTCTTGGATTCTGGATCTATACCTCCGAGGCCTCCAACCACCATTGATGGAAGCGGCTCAGGACTTTGAGAAGAAGAGCCCAAACCTGGTTTTCCCCCATCTAATCCAATAGGCTTTTCCGTCTGGACCTGATTCGGATCCGACAATTCTTTTTTTTTATTAGCCTCTACGTCTATCCCGTCTATCTCTGTAGCCAAGCTCTCAATGCCTTCGTCGTCATTGATTCCGAGGTCTGGAGCTATA